AAGAAAAACAAGACGTGGTCGTAAATAAACTAAGAATTTAGCAGTTATCGATGTATTTAAATATGAATCCATCTACTGTTTTTTGTGCGCCTCTACAACATTTACCTATTTTCTTATGACAAATATTTAATTCATCTGCTGCTTGTTTTGGAGAATCAAATTCTTTAATTTTATTCATATTAATATCGAATTGAATTAAAGGTTTGCTTCTATTATGTAATCCAGAATCAACTGCGTGCTGACTATTCTCTCTATTTGTAGCCCATTCTAAATTATCTACATGATTATTTTCTTTATTACCATCTTTATGATTTACAAGTGTTTTATTGTTTGGATTTACAATAAAATGCTTGGCTACTAAAATATGAATTCTATAATGTTTTCCATCACCACCTAAAGAACATCTTTTATAACCTTTCTCATCTGTATAACCATTAATAATTTTATTTCTATTATTTTTAATTCTTCCATAATTAGAAACAGAATATTTATCTCTGTTATTTTCAATAGTTTCTAATGTAATTTCTCTCCATATTTCATCTTCATATTTGTTATTTTCTTCATCACAATAAATCCACTTATATCCACCACATAATTTTCTTCTTCCTTGAGTGCAAGCAACTACATTAGATTTATTATTACTAATTAATCCTTGTTCTTTAAGCCATTCAGTTGCTTTTTGTATTGTTTCATATCTCTCAATTTTTTCATTTGTATCTTTATCTACTCTCCATACAGGAGTCGCATGTAATTTTGAACGATTTTCAATAGGTCGTTTGTGTTCGTTTTGTTCTTTTTGTGTAGCCCATTCTAAATTTTCTTCATGATTATTTAATCTATTATGGTCTTTATGATTTACTGTTGGTTTATTTTCAGGGTTAGGTATAAATGCTTTTGCTACTAATATATTTACTCTAAAAGTCCTTGGTATATTATTTTTAGAAAGACATACTTCTTTATAATTATCTGTTCTTACCGCTCCAACTAAAATATTTTTATTTATTTTATTTCTAACATTTCCAAAATTACTGACTTCATAATTATTATAATCTTCAATATCTTTCCAAATTTCGGTCGCCATCTTATTACAATAATATCTTGACACCTCTTTATATCAATTTTATTAATATTATAAAAATTTTAATATTTATTGTTTTGATAAATATTAAAAAGATATGATGTATTATCATAAGAAGAATATTTTAACTTATCCGAGTTTTGGGAAACCAACAAGATTCGCGCCGATACCGAAGCCAGCACCTGAGCGCGCGCTTGCACCCATACTGGGAACAAATGTATCTAGGATACTAAATGTAGCAGCCGCCATTAAAGCAATAATAGCGATTTCCTCAAATTTCAAGGCGCGTTTTTCTGGAGGAATGACGAATGCGACAATAGCAACCATTAAACCTTCTACTAAATATTTGATAGCTCTTTTAACTAATTCTCCCATGCCTGGATTCATATTTGTTTATAATAATAACCAAGAAAAAAATAATTAAATTAAATTTAATATAAATATAAATTTGTTAATTAAAAAATAACTTAAAATTAAAATTAAGATAATTTTATATAATAATGTCTTCGAAAAAAAATGCTAAAGTAAAAGATAGTGAAGCGAAAAATAAGAATGATTCAAAATATGTTGATTTATTAGATGAAGATAAAGCTATAGCGGGGCAAAAGTATGTTTGTTTAAGTTTTGTTTCTCCCGAAGATATTTTAAAAGATAAAAATTTATTTTATTTTGAAAAGTTTCTAAAACACTTTGATTTTAAGAAATCTATGGATAAATATACACAGTTTCTAAATTTTTTAAGTTATAAATATAATCTTGATTTTAATAAAATATCTAAAGATTTAGAAGAATTTATTATTGAAGAAAAAGATAAATTAGTTGAAACAACAATTGAAGATGATTATAAATCTTTTGTTGATAATACTGAAAAAAAATTACAAGAACAATTTAGTGAATTATATAATTTTCAAACAAATACTAGAGGAATTAAAGTAAGAGGTTCTTTTGGTTCTCAAGAAGAAGCAGAATTAAAATGTAAAATGTTAAGAGAAGAAGACCCAAACCACGATGTTTATGTTGGACAAGTAGGTTTATGGATGCCATTTCACCCTGAAGCTTATAAAACTGGTAAAGTTGAATATCTTGAAAAAGAACTAAACGAATTAATGTGTAAAAAGAAAGAAAATGATGAAGTAAATAAAGATGAATTTAATAAACGAGTTAAAGAAGCTAAAAGAAAAGCTATTGAAGAAAATATAGCTAAAGCACAAAAAGAAGGAAATAAATTAATGCAATCTATTGATGAAGAAGGTAATCTTATTAATGCTGATAGAATGGATGTACCGGGTAAAAATTTATTATTTGGTGATGGAGAAAATGATGACGTATCTACTGCAGATTTACGTAAAGAATTATTTGATGGTGAAAATGTAGTTTTTGATAAAAATACTGATCATGGTATAGGTGAAATTTTAGAAAGACAAAAAGAAGAAAAAGAAAAATTAGCGGCTATCGCAGATGGCGTGGAATCTGTTAGTGAAGCACCAAAAAAAGATAATTTAACTAATATAGATTAAAATATTTTTATATATAAATGTTTGGTGGATATGTATCATGTATAAGAAATAATTGGAAATCTGAAAATTTTGGTGAAAAATATAATGAATTAGAAGCAGAAGGATTAAATATTTTAAATATTTGCAAACATGGAAATGGAACAGATAATTATAATATATCTTTAAATTCTACTAATAATTGGTATTTAAAAGATAAACCAAGAGATAAAAAAAGTTTAGGTGAAATATTAAATGATTTAAGAGATAAAAATATTAAAAAATTAGATTATAAAATTAATAATAAAAGCGATAACTTATTTAATAAAGCTTTAAATAAATTTCACGGAGCATTAAAAGGTAGAGAAGAAAAAAATGCTAAATATGAAAATACTGAAGGAACAAATTTAACTAATAAAACAATAGGACATATGAATTATATTAGTAATTTACAATCTTTTATGGATAGATTACATGCTGATAGTAATTATATTGAAGAACGTAGAAAAATAATGAAATTAAATAAAACAAGAAAAAACAGGAGCAGAAGCAAAAGCAAAAACAGGAGCAGAAGCAAAAACAGGACCAGAAGCAAAAACAGGAGCAGAAGCAGAAGTAGTAGAAATATTAAAAGTAGAGGAAAATCAAGAAGAAAAAAATTGAAAAAAAATTGAAAAAATAATTATTAATATTTAAAATAATAATTATTTATATGAGCAAACAAGAAAATGTAAACTATTGTGAATTTGACGGATGTAAACGTAAATTAAAGTTAACGGATTTTTCTTGTAAATGCGAAAAAATATTTTGTAAAATACATAGACTTCCAGAAAATCACAAATGTACATATGATTATAAAGAAAATGATAATAGAGAAAATAAAATAGATAAAATGAAATGTATTTCAGTAAAAATAGAAAAAATTTAATTTATATTAAACAATTCTATACCAGTATTATTAAGCTTTTACCATTTATTTTTTTTAACATTTATTTTAGGACCCTTTTTTTTATCTCTTGTATTTGGATCATACATTTCTTCTTCGTCGTCTGAGTCCATAGATTTAGATATTTCCCAAAATTCTTTTGAACCTAATTTAAAATTTTTATGATTTTCAGCTTTATACCAAAAAATTTGATCATTTAATTTATTAGATTTAGCATTATTATTAATAACTAAACATTCATAATTTTCAGTACATTGATCCATTACTTGACAAAACGATTCAAATGTAGGAAACATACCGGCATAATTTTCATAAATTCTTTTTCTATTTGAAATATAAGGTTCGCGTAGAATAAATACATAATCAATATTTGTTCTTAAATTAGGTGGAATACCTAATGGATATTGCATAGTAATTATTAACATCATTTTCCAATGACGTCCATTCATAAAAAGAAGACGCATCATTTTATCTTTAGTCCAACCAGCATCATAAAGACAATCATCTAATATAACAAAAGCTCTAGGATCTATACTACTTTTTTTATAAATTTCTTGCTCTTTTTTAATTTGTTTTAAAACTGTTCTTTGTCTCTTTAATATATTTTCTATTATAGCAGAATTATATTCTTCATGTATAAATAATTTAGGTACATGTTCACTATAAAATCCATTTCCGGCTTCTGTTCCACTAATAACAGTTCCAATAGGAATATCTTGATGGTAATATAATAAATCTCTAACTAAAAAAGATTTACCTGTATCACGACGACCAATTAAAACTATAACAGGCCCTTTATTTTCATCTGGCTTGAAACTAATAGCTTTCATTTCAAATTTTTTTAATTCTAAAGTCATACTTAATAAATATTACTAAATATTTATTTATTATGAATACGCAAAAAAAATATTAAACAAAAAATCGTTAGAATTTAAAAATATATTTATTATTATTTAAATAAATGGAAATTAATTATAAAAAAAATAAAAATCTGGAACTATTTAAACAATTAAGCGATGAAAAACTTGTAAATATTGATGATATTCAAAATTATATACCCATTTATAGTAAATTTTTCAATTTAAATGAAAATAATTATAATTCTATAAATTTAAATAATTATTATAATTTAAATTCTATAGATGATAAAATAGGATATTCCAAATTTGATGGAACAATTATAGATAGTAGCAATAATATATCAAAAAAAAAGATATTTTTTAAATATAGTCCTTTAGTAGATCCTATTAAATATATGCTTGGAAAATATGATTTAAGTTATGATATATATGAATTACCTAAAATTAAAAATAGTAGTAAAATAATAAAAAAATCATTAGATAATAATAATTCTGCATATACAGATGGTTTTTTTTCATTTTTATCAAGTTTATTACTAAATAAATATGATTTTTTAAATGGTATAGATTATTATGGTTCATTTTTAGGTAATAAAAATAATTTTATAGTTGATGTAGAAGATGATGTAGATTATTTAGATGATTCAGAATTTTTTCATAAAAATAATAATATATTATTTAAAATTGAAGAAAATGAACATTCTAAAAATTTTTTTAGTAATACTAAAAAAAATAGAAAAGAATTATGTATTGAAGAAGAAAATATATCAGATGATTTATTAAATATATGTGAGATTTCTGAATTAAATAATAATGAATATAATTTATCTGAAATAAATTTATCTGACAAATTAGAAATTGAATATAATAATAATAATGAAAATAATGAAAATATTGAAAATAATGTTCAAAGAAAAAAAATTAAAACTAATGAACACAATGAAAGTGAATCATCATGTTCTTCAAGATATTCAAATACTAATTCAAGTGAAAGTAACTGTTCAGAAAATTCAGATGAATCAGAAGAGACTGATGAAAGCGAAGAATCAACTGAAGCAGAATTACTAGCTAATATATTTAAATTACCAATTCAAACTATTGCATTAGAATGTTGTGAAGATACATTAGATTCATATATTATTAATAATAAAATAAAAGATGATGAATGGGAGTCTATAGTTTTACAAATAATATTTACACTTATTACTTATCAAAAAGTTTTTGACTTTACTCATAATGATTTACATACAAATAATATAGTTTACAATAACACCGATAAAAAATTTCTATATTATAAATTCAATAATAAACATTATAAAGTTCCTACTTTTGGAAAAATATATAAAATAATTGATTTTGGTAGAGCTATTTATAAATTTAAAGGAAAAATAATATGTAGTGATAGTTATGCTCCTGAAGGTGATGCTCACACTCAATATAATACAGAACCTTACTTAAATGAAGAAAAACCAAGATTAGATCCAAATTATAGTTTTGATCTTTGTAGATTAGGATGTTCACTTTTTGATTATTTTATAGAAGATATAGAAGATATAAAAAAATTAAAATCACCTATTAAAAAAATAATGATTGAATGGGTATTTGATGATTCTAATAAAAATATACTTTATAAAAATGATGGTTCTGAAAGATATCCTGATTTTAAATTATATAAAATGATTGCTAGAACCGTTCATAATCATAAACCACAACATGTTATTAATAAATCTCTTTTTGATAAATACACACTTCCCAAAAAGAAAATTAAAAATCAATCAGCTATTTTTAATATAGATATTTTACCAAATATGTGTTAATAGTTTTTTAAAAATCAGGTTTACTTACAAATACAGATGGCACAGATTTAATATTACCTATTAATTCATTTAAATTAAATTGTTCTAATATAACTAAACTTAATGTTGCAGAAATAAAAACTAATAATGTTTCTTTAAATAAATCTTTTAAAGGTTTATTTTCTTTTAATATTAATCTCATTTCAATGAATTTTAAAATAAAAAATATAACACTTATAAGAGAAGATGTCACTATTTGATTCATTTATAATTTATTATTATAAATGAATTATTATTAACTTAACGAATTTTTATGAATTACTTTAATTCCATTATATCTAAATCTATATCTGAATTATCCATTTTTAAATCTAAAACTTCTAAATCTAATTCATCTGGATCTTGTTTTAATGTTTTAATATCTAATTCAATATTTTCATTTTCATTTTCATTTTCATTTTTATGTATATTTAATTTTTCTTCTAATTGTTCTTCTTCAAAATCAGAATCTAAATCAGGTGATATAGGTCCTTTTGTTTCATTTTCTACTATAATTTCTTCTTTATCTAATTCATCACTATTAAATGATTTATTTGCATTTTTAATTGCTTCTGATAAATTTTGTTTACTTTCTTTCTTAATTTTATCTTTTACTTCTTGTTTTGCTTTTTCTAATTCTTTTTCTTTTGCCAATTTTTCCTGTTTATTTATCATTTCTTCATCGGCAATTGTTTCTCTTGTTTCTTCTACTTGAACATCTGTTTCTAATGTTTCGTCTAAATATATTTTTAATATATTTTCTACCGGTATGCTATCTCTTATTGTATTTAATAAACATTCTTTTACTATAATTTCTAATTCTCTATTATTTTTTTGAATTTGTAATGGCATAATATCCCTTTCAAATAAATAAACATTTACATATATTTTTCTAGCAACATTAATATAAGCTTTATGAATAAATGTATTCAAACTAGGTATACTTATATCTACTTTCTTTTGTTTTATTCCTACTCTTGATGATGTTAAAGATTTTAATTGAGTAATATGTACACATGTTAATAAATCTTCTAAATAATTACAACAACTACTATTTTCAATTCTATCTCTTTCAACCGTAACTATTTCTGAACTCCATTTTGGAATATTATTTAATAAATTTTGAAAAGTCATTAAATATTTTTCTTCTTCATCATTCTCTTCGCACATTTTATATGATTCTTCAAATACTGATTTAATCCCTTCAATAATACAAGGTGTTAACATATTAACTAAACGAGCACACCATTCGTTTTTTGATTCTGTAATTGTATTTAAATTATAGTCATCCATGTTATATTTAAATAGAAGCAATATTTTCTAAATTAATATTATTACGAAAATATATATAATTCGGGGGGAGACCGCCCCCCCACACGGTAGCTT